GTACCTTTACTTACATTATGGCAACAACGCCTGCTGCTAACGCTACAGTAGTAGGTACTTATACAGTTTTAGGCATCACAGGCGCAGATTCATCAACTTTTATCAATGTAAACCTGTTTAAAAATCGCCTATATTTTACGCAAAAAGACACTCTTGCTTGCTGGTTTTTAGATGTAAATTCTATTGCTGGCGCTGCTTCTCCTCTTTATTTCGGTGGAATTGCACGAAATGGTGGTTATTTGCAAGCAATGGGTACTTGGACATTAGATGCTGGACAAGGCGCTGATGACTACGCAGTCTTTGTAACTAGTATGGGTGAAGTCATTGTTTATAACGGCACAGACCCTACAGACCCTTTAAATTGGGCTTTAAAAGGCGTATGGCAATTAGGGCAAACTTTTAGTCGTAGATGCTTTTTTAAATGGGCTGGTGATTTACTTTTACTGACTCAAGATGGTTTAGTACCACTTGCTTCTGCTTTACAATCTAGCCGCCTAGACCCTCGTATCAACTTAACAGACAAGATTTTTTACCCTATTAGCGTTGCTTGTACTAATTACTATGCTAACTTTGGTTGGCAAATTAACTACTTTGCTAGTGAAAATATGCTGATTTTGTCTATTCCTACCGATATAGGTATGGAACAGTATGTAATGCACACCATTACTAAAGCATGGGCAAGATTTACAGGTATCCAAGGCTATTGTTGGGAAGTATCCGGTGATGCTGATATGCACTTTGGTAGTGATGGATTTGTAGGTACTTTGTACTCTTCTTTATCAGATAATGGCGCAAATATTTCTGCAACTGCACAAACAGCTTATTCTTATTTTGAGTCACCAGGTCAATTAAAACGCTTTGTGATGGTAAGACCTATACTTCAGTCTACAGGTGGCGTACCAGCCGTTTTATGCGGTTTAAGCGTAGATTTTGACACTCAATCACAGTTAGGCGCAGTTTCGTTTAACCCTGCTACACAATCTGAAGGTATTTGGGATACATCAACTTGGGATGGAAATGTTTGGGGTGGTGGGCTTATTACTACTAAGATTTGGCAAGGTGTTACAGGATTAGGCTTTAGTGGGTCTATTAATATCAATGTGGCATCAAGAAACATTGAATTACATTGGGCTAGTACCGACTATATTATGGAAAAAGGTGGTGTCATTTGATTCTTATTAATCAGCAAAGTCTTAAAGACTGGGCTATTAAACATAAGATTCCGACTCCACCTGACGCACATTATGTCGGTCAGGTATTAAATGATGAAATTAGGGCAGTAGTGGTATTTTGCGGTTTTTATGGTAAATCTTGCATGATTCATGTGGGGTCAGAAGGTGAGCATTGGGCAACTAAAGACTTTCTTAAAAAGGTCTTTGATTATCCGTTTAACACATTGAAATTAAAGGTTATAATTGGCACAGTTGCAGGGAGTAATAAAAAAGCCCTAAGACTAGACCGACACCTTGGTTTCAAAGATGTTGCTTTTATCCCTGATGCACATGATGATGGGGATTTGGTAATTCTAGAAATGCGCCCAGAATATTGTAAATGGGCATAAGGAGATAGTAATGGGTGCAGGTTCGACATTCGCTAGTGGCGCTAATACCAATACGGCTAATCCGTATGGCGGTACAACAAGCCCTTATTTTGGCGCAGCACAAGCACAAACTTTAGGCAATCTTGCTGGCGCACAACAAGCTACTCAAGCTAATCGAGTTAATCAAAATACGCTTTATGGTGGCTTAAACTACCAACAAGGTACAGATGCTAATGGTAATCCTACATGGACTGCTAATCAAACTGGTACTGACCAAACTCAAGGTCTTGTAAACTCGTCTTTAAGCGGTTTACAGCAAAGTCTTAATAACCCTGCTTATGGCATTAATCCTGGTCAAACATACAGCGATGCGATTATGCAACGCTTACAGCCACAAATGGCGCAATCCGCAGAGTCAAATAAAGCTGCTTTAGCTAATCAAGGAATTGTCCCTGGTACACAGGCTTATGACAATGCTATGCGTACATTCCAGCAAGGTCAAAACGATTTACTGACAAGCGCCCAAGTACAAGGTATGAATACTGGTTTGCAAGCTCAAGCGCTGCAAGGCACACAAGCTGGACAGATTAAATCTTTAACTACACCTAACCTTATTAATGCACCGCAACAAGCTGCGGTTGCTGGCCCTGATTACACAGGTGCTTTAGCTACTCAAACTAACGCTAATATTGCAGCGCAAAATGCTGCATTAGGACAAGCTACTAATCAAACTGCTGGTTTGTATGGTTTAGGCTCTGCTGGTATTTTAGGTTTAGCGGCTAACCCTGGCGCATTATCTAGTATTGGTAATGGTATTTCAGGTGCTTATAACTGGTTAACTAGCTAATATGTTTAAAAGTAAACATTCTGGTTGGACTTGGGAATTAAAGCGCACTCCTTTTGGCGGTGGCGGTGGTGGAAGTTGGAATCCTGTAAGCATAGTTTCTGATGCTGTTTCTTCAGTTGGTGATGCTTTAGCTTCTATTGACCCAGGCCCTGCTATTGGCAGTGGATTAGCTTCTATAGACCAAGCAGTCAATCAAATTCCTGGCGGATGGATTACTGTAGGTGGTTTAGCTGCTGGCGGTGCTGCACTTGCTTATGCGCCAGAAGTTATGGCTTTGGCTTCTGCTGAGGGAATTACACCTGAAGCTGCCGCAATTGCAACAGGAACAGCGCCTATTGATGTTGCTACAGGCGCTACAGTACCTTTAGACACATTAGCTGCTGATGTCGGCACTTCTACAGGAACAGGATTAACTGGTGGTGCTGGAGGCTCTACAGGAATTTTAAGTGGTGGTTCTACTGCTGGTTTAACTATTCCTACATCGACTGCTATTGCTGTAGACCCAGCAATTTTAGCTGGTACTGGCGCTGATTTAGGAACTTTAGGTACAACCTCAACTGGCGCTGCTATGGGTGCTGGATTAAGCGGTACAAGCGGGTTAAATCCGGCTTTACCTGCTGCTGGCGCTACCGATGTTGGCACAATGTCTGCCGCATTGCCTTCAAATACAGTTTTAGGAACAGGTTTAGAAGGTGGTGGCGCTATTGGCGCAAGTTACCAATTAGGTGCTAATGGATTGCCAGCAACTGATATATTAGGCAGCCCAATTCAAGGTAGCTCAGTAGGGTTAAATGGAAGCACAGCAACACCTACAACTTTTTCTTCTTCTGATTTAGCAAAATTATTGCAATCTAGTGCAGCTTCAGGTGCATCTAATGCTTTGCAACAAATAGCAAAATCTAATACCGGAATGGCATTACCAAACTTAGTGCGTGGTAATCAAAACCCATTTACTTATACAGCACAACAACCTATTCAAAACGCACAGCCAATGGATTTAAGTGCGCTGTCTAAATTACTAAAGCAGGGATAATCATGGCAGATATAACAGACCAACAATTTCTATCACAAGACCCTGAAGTTTTAGGTTTACAACGCCAAAGGGCATTAGCTAATTTGCTAACAGGTCAAGCATTTAATGCACCACAAGGTCAAGTTATTAGTGGGCATTATGTTAAGCCTTCTGCATTGCAACAAGCACTTCCAATGATTAATGCTGCTATTGGTGGTATTACTAATGCTAATTTAGATACTAAACAAACTGAATTAGCGGCTGCATTGCGTGGTAAACAACAACAAGCAGTACAACAATTTGTAAATGCTGCCAATCCTCAAGAGCGTTTTGCAGCAGGTACAAGCCAATACGCACCAGCAGAATTGCAAAAAACTGCTTATGGAATGGTTGCACCGCAAAAACTTGCAGAAGGTGAAACTATTAGCCAACTCAATATGGGTACTGGTCAATATGAGCCTATGGCACAAGGTGGTCAAAAGAAAACTGAGGCTATTCGTGGATATGAAATGGCTAAATCACAAGGTTTCCCTGGTAGTTTCTTTGATTATGAACAACAATTAAAACGTGCCGGTGCTTCTAATGTAAGCGTAAGCATGGATAAAGGCATTGCTGCACAAGTTGGCCCAATGATGAAAGAAGGTCAATTACAGGCTACTAGCGCTGTTAAGGGTATAGATGCTGCAAATCAAGTTATTAATGCTTTAGATACTAATAAACTGTTTACTGGGCCGTTAGCTAATCAAAAATTAAGTATTGCACAATTAAGTACTACATTTGGTGGCGCTTCTGGTGATTTAACTCAAAAAATCAATAACACTCGTGCTGCTATTCAAGGACTTGCTGAAATTACATTGCAAGGCCGTCAAGAAATGCACGGTCAAGGCGCTATTACTGAATCTGAAGGTAAATTAGCTGAAAGAGCTAAATCAGGCGATGTAAGCCTTACTCCTGGCGAATTAAAGCAACTTGCTAATGCCGCTAAAAGGGCTGGTGAGTTTACTTATAATAATTACCAGACTAAGTTACAAGTTATGGCTAAAGACCCTGCTACAGCTCAAATGGCCCCATATTTTGCAGTTAATCAAATGCCTACTAGACAAGCTCCGCAACAAGCGCAACAAATACAGCCTAATGCTAATCAACAACTTAATATTCCATCAACTAATGGTTGGTCTGTAATAGGCGTTAAATAATGGCTCAATACACAGTACAAGCTCCTGATGGTAAAGAAATTACATTAGAAGGCCCTGCTGGTGCTTCGCAAGAAGATGTTATTGCACAAGCACAAAAGCTATATCAACCTAAAGCTAGTGTAGAAGTTTCTGCTGCTCCTGCTGCACAATTTGGTGAAACTGGAGGTGGTGCTGCTACTGGTAAACCCTTATTAGTAAATCGCACTAATGTACAAGCAGAGCCTAGACCACTAGAGTCTGCAATGGCTGGTCTTACTAAATCAATGATAGATGTACCTGTTGCTGCTTCTCAATTAGCTACAGGTGGTAATTTAGGTACAAGTCAATTAGCCCAAAGATTAGGTCAACAAGCCGGTGCTTATCAAGAAGCTAATCCTGTATCTTATGGCGCTGGTCGAATAGCTGGAATGGTTGCACCTGCAATGGCTGGTGGTAGTGCTATAGGCGCTATTCCTTCTTTTGCCAAAGCTGCACCATTAATGCAAAATGCTGCTTTAGGCGGTATTTCTGGAATGTTAACGCCTGAAGAAACAGGTAAAACAGGTCAAGAGTTATATAAAGAACAAGTAAAACAAGGTGGTATTGGCGCTACTATTGGCGCAGCAATAACTCCATTTCAAAAATTAGCGGGAATATTGCGTGGGCCAGAGCAACCATCACAAATGGCTGGTGCTGTCCAAAAAGCTAGAGATGTAGGTTATGTAATCCCCCCTACACAAGCAAGAGGTGATATTGCTAATCGTTTAATGGAAGGCGTAGCAGGAAAGATTACTACTGCCCAAAACGCTAGTGCAAGAAACCAAGAAGTTACTCATAAGTTAGTAGCAAAGTCTTTAGGACTTCCAGAAGATGAAGTTATCCTTCCTGAAGTATTAAAAGGGCTTCGTCAAACTGCTGGTGAGGCTTATGCTAAATTGGAAAACATTGGCACAATTATCCCAGGTAAAGAATACACAGAAGGACTTAATAAGATTGCCGGTAAAGCATTAAAAGCACAAGAAGGCTTCCCTAATGCTCCTTCTAGTCCTGTTGTTGCATTAATAGATTCTTTAAAATCCCCTTCTTTTGATTCTTCTGCTGTTATTGCTAAGATTAGTGATTTAAGAAATACTGCTAATAAGGCTTATGCTTCAGGAGATACAGACCTAGGAAAAGCTAGTAAAGATGCTGCCGCTTTACTTGAAAATACTATTGAAAAGCATTTAAAAGATACTAATGCTACCGCTTTGCTTAAAGAATTCCGTGATGCAAGACAGTTAATTGCTAAGTCATATTCTGTAGAAAAGGCTTTAAATCCAGCTTCAGGCACAGTAGATTCAAGACAATTAGCCGCCCAATTAAAGCGTGGTAAACCATTATCAGAGGAATTAAAGACTGTAGCGGAGTTTGCTAGTCAGTTTCCAAAGGCTTCCCAAGTTACAGAGAAAATGGGTAGCTTGCCACAAATTAGCCCTATAGATTATGGTTTAGGTGGATTGGCAGCGTTATTAACTAACCCTATGGCTATTGCTGGCGTTGCTGCTAGACCAGCTTTAAGGGCTGCTGCATTATCTAACCCTGTGCAAAATAGCTTAATTCAAGGTGCTAAAATGACACCTGACCAAGCAAATTTAGCTAAATTATTAAGTATTAGAAGCCTGCAAACTGGCTACAAAGGAGCAACAAATGAGTAGAAACGGTAGCGGAGTATATAACCTCCCCATAGGTAACCCAGTTGTAACAGGCACTACTATTACAAGTAGTTGGGCTAATTCTACTATGCAAAATATTGCTGATGGATTAACTCAATCTGTAGCTTCTGATGGTCAAACTCCAATGTCAGGAGCTTTAAACATGGCAACAAACGACATTAATAATGTTGGTACACTAACAGCCTTAACAGGCATATTTGGCGGGACATACTAAAATGGCAGCTACAAATTTCACACCAATTTCTTTGTACTACAGCACTACTGCTAGTACAGCCCCTACTGCTGGTAACTTAGTTGCTGGCGAATTAGCAATAAACACAAACGATGGAGTCCTTTACTACAAAGATTCTAGCGGTGTAGTGCAAAGTATTGCCTCTAAAGCTGGTAACTCAGGTTCATTTACCAACTTAGCTTATACAGGCACTCTTACTGGCGGTACAGGAGTAGTTAATCTAGGCTCTGGACAGTTTTATAAAGATGCTAGTGGTAATGTAGGTATTGGTTATATTCCTAGCGGAACTGTTGAAAAGTTATCTGTTAGCACAAGTTCTGGCTTTGGTCTTGGGTTTAATACAAATTCTACATATACAAATTGGGTTACTGCAAAAATTACACCTATTGATTTTGGTTTGAACTATACAGGTGGGCTTGCTTTTTATACAAATTCTGGTCCAACAGCAGCTACAGCACCCACAGAAAAAATGCGTATTGATGCTAGTGGTAATGTGGGTATTGGAGTTACTGCTAATACAACCAATCTAGGTAGCACATATAAATTACTATCTGTTGGCACATCAGGTGGTAGTGGTATTTTTATGGGTCAATCAGACTCAACCGCAAGTGGTTCGTCTGTTGCACAATTCTTCGGTAAAACAACAGGTACGGCTGGCTATCAATTAGCAGGAGGAATGATTGTTACATTAGATGGAACATCAACAACAAATGCTGTAGGAAGATTGCAATTTTATACAGCATCAGGCGGTACAGTAAATGAAGCAATGCGTATTGACTCTAGTGGTAATTTGTTGGTTGGAGCTACAACAACTAATTTAATCGCTACCAATACTGCTGGTTTTGTTTTTAAAACAGGAGGCGGTTTACAATTTGTTCAAACTGGAAATACCTCTGATTGGGGTGTAAAAACAACAAGCGGTAATATTGTTAATTTTTATTCATGGAATGGAAGTGCTGGTGTATATGCTGGTTCAATTACTGTAAACGGAAATATAACCACTTACACTTCTATATCTGATTACAGATTAAAAGAAAATGTTGCACCTCTGATTGGTGCGTTGGATAAAATTTCTCAATTAAAGCCTGTTACTTTTGACTTTAAAGATGGTGGTCAAAAATCACAAGGCTTTATTGCTCACGAACTTCAAGCCGTTGTACCTGACTGCGTTACTGGTGAAAAAGATGCTGTAGATGCTGAAGGTAAACCAGTTTATCAAGGTATTGACACTTCATTCTTAGTAGCTACTCTTACTGCCGCAATCCAAGAACAACAAGCCCTCATTACAACAATGCAAGCCAAGCTAAAAGACGCTGGCATACTAGGATTCTAAAATGACAACATTTAACTGGCAAGTAGTACAGATGGACAGATTAACTTCTGATGGTTTTGTAGTCACAGTTCATTACACAGTAAACGCTGTAGATGGTGAATTTACTGCTTCCACTTACGGCACAGTAGGCTACACACAAGAAGATAAAGCGTATATCCCTTACGCTGATTTGACTCAATCTGAAGTCATTGGATGGGTACAAGACTCACTTGGTCAAGATACAGTAGAAGCTAGTTTGACTGCACAAATTGAAGCACAAAAGAATCCTGTACAAGAAACTGGTTTACCTTGGGTTTCAAATACAACTTTGCCAGCATAATTTTTTAATTACGAAAGGAAATGACATGGAAAACATAAAGAAAAACCAAGTCACTATTGACGATGTAGAGTACGCATTTGAAGATATGACACCTGAACAACAGTCTATGGTGAATCATTTAATTGATTTAGACCGAAAGATTGGTAGTTCACAATTCAATTTAGACCAACTTAATGTAGGCAAACAAGCGTTTCTGACAATGTTGCGTGATTCGCTAAAAGTGGAGAAAGTATGAATTTCACCTTTACATGGATATTAGACAAGTTTGGCTTTCAAACTAAACCAGCTTTTGACTTTCCTGTTAAACCTGCCGCCAAAAAAGTTGCCAAAAAAGCTACTAAAGTTGCCGCTAAGAAAACTAAAACAACTAAAAAGTGAGCAATCTTGTGGAAATTGACCCAGTAAAATTTGGCGTAACTTGGCAAAAAGTAGAAAACATGGAATATGAAGTAGCTGAATTACGCAAAGATGTTAAGGCACTTCTTGAGTTAGCCAATAAGGGTCGTGGAGGCCTGTGGGCGGGCATGATGGTGGTGTCTGCAATATCAGCTTTTGTGGGTTTTATAAGCCATTACATTACAGGCAAATGAAAGCGCATCGCAGTAAAACGATGTGGTTTGCGTTTGCTTTAGCTATATTTGGTGCTGTTTCCGATAACCTTTCTGCAATACAGGCATACATTGACCCTCGATTTTATTCTTATAGCCTTATTATTATTAGTGTGGTCGTTGCTATTTTGCGTCTTTTAACTTCTGAGCCTATAAATGATTGATTATGTCAAAATATCACTTCTTGGTGGCCTATGCCTTATTCTGTTTGGTAGTGGGTATTGGATGGGTTACTCACGATATATTGAGTATAAAAAATCGGTTGAAATTATCGCCAAGACACAAGAAGCTAAAGTCGAATCAATCCAAAAACAACACGAATTAGTCACTAAAGGAATAGCCAATGAATATGAAGCTAAACTTACTGCTTTGCGTAATTACTATAAGTCTACTAGCGTGTGGAATAACCCCAGTAGCAGTAAAGTGTCCAGCATTTCCACAGCCCCCACAGTCGCTGATGTTGCAACCGCCTACAACATTCTTGCTGGACAATGCTCTGAAACCACGCAACAATTAGTCAGTTTACAAGACTGGATAAACGCACAAATAGGCATTAAATGAACAATTTTAGAGAATGTCTAGACCTAGTCTTAAGGTCTGAAGGCGGCTGGACAGGCGCGCATGGTCTTGCTGGTGATGCAGGTGGAGAAACAAATTTAGGGGTCACTAAAGCAGTTTGGGAAGAATGGGTAGGGCATCCTGTAAACACGCTTAAAAACCTCACCAAAGACGATGTAGCACCCTTATACGAACAACGCTACTGGAAACCTTGCTATGGAGAAGTATTACCTAGAGGAATCGACTATCTTGTGTTTTCAATGGCAGTTAACGCAGGGGCAGGTAGAAGTGTTAAATTGCTTCAGCAGTCTATTGGATGCGTACCTGACGGAGTTATCGGCCCAGCAACAAGAAGCCTTATTTGTGCAAGTAATCCAGCAACTCTTATTTCAAAATTCTCAGAAATTAGG